ATCCCCGGAAAACAGGCCGCTCAGCTTTTCCCAAAGCCCGCCCCCGGTCCCGGCCTGTCCGATGGTCCTCTCCTGCTTCAGGTCATAGCTGTTTTTCCACCCGTCCAGGGCGGCGGTGTTCTCCCGGATGGCCGCGATCTGGTCCTGCTCCGTCTCCACCGCCAGCTGGTACTGCTCGCTGGACTCATAGGCCGCCGTGGCCATGGCCTCCGCCTGCTCCCGCAGGGATTCCATTTTCAGCGCGGTCTCCTGGGCGTTCTCCCCCTCCGGGTCGTAGGACTGGCTCAGGGCGGCGTATTCCTCCCCCATGCTCTTCAGCGTCCCCGCCGTCTCCGCGTCATAAAGGCTGGTGTCCTCGCCCAGCAGCACCGCCGACAGGGCCTCTCGGGTGTACTGCTCCGACAGGTTGTCCAGGTAAGCCTGGTTAGACCCGGCAATTTCGTTCAGCTGTCCGATGGCCTCCCCCAGCGGGCCCTCATAGGCCGCCTGCTCCTCCCGCATTCCCTCCTCCCGGACCTTGTTGAAGCCCTCGCCGTAGGATGCGCTAAGCCCCGACTTGGTGCGTTCCAGCTGATCCGAGATGGATTGGAAGGTCCCCTCCAGCGCCGCCTGAATCGCTTCCTCCGAGGCCCCCGACTGCCGCAGCTCCTCCGCCCGGGCCGCCGCCGCCTCGCTCTCCTTGTTCATGGCCAGAACGGAGCCCAACTGAATGGAGGTCTGAGCCGACTGCCGCACCGAGTCGTGGAGCCCGCCGTAGTATTCCTTAAAGGCCGCGTCCTGGGCCTCCAGGTTTTTTGTTTCTGCACTAAGCAAGCCGGATGCGGCGCCGACAAATCCGCCGATTACCATGCCCCACGGTCCTGCGGCTGTGCCCATGGCTATTCCAGATGCCGCACCTCCAAAAAAGCCAGAAATCACATTTCCTGTTTCTTCGCCAAATGCGCTGGAAACATTGGCCTGGAGGTAGTCTCCAAAAGCCTCTGCTCCCTTAGTAAATACACCTGTATCTCCCAGCTTTTTAATCAACGGCCATTCCTTATCTTTGCCGCTCAACTCTCCAAAGGCCCCGCCTGTGGCCGCGATACTCTTTCCGCCTGACTCCCCCAGCTCATCCACAGCCTTCTCGGCTTCTTTTGCCATATTCTTGGTCTCTTCCAGCGCCTTCCGGAACTCCTCCTGGCGTTTCAGGGCCTCCTCGTTTTCCTCGCCCCCCGCCGTCTCCAGGAAGGCCCCGTAGGCGTCCCTGGCCCGCTTGCTCTTCTTTTCGCTGTCGGTCAGCGCGTTTTCCCACTTTCGCTGCTGCTTTGTCAGCTCCGTTAGAGCCTTTTGCAGCGATTGGTACCGGCGCTCCAGTGCTTCGGTCTCTTTGTTCAGCGAGGAGGTCGCTTTTTCTATGGTCTTTAGTTCCTCCGCCGCGTTGTCTGCGATCGAATAAATTGGCATCTGCTCACCTCGCTTGATTTTCTGCTTTTTTCTGATATACTGATATTAAAGGAGTGGTTACATGAAGTGGAAAAAGCATAAAGAAGAATATTTGCGTTTTCGATGTCATTCCCCTTTGCTGGTATATCCCCTACTTTTATGTCTGCTTTCCGCTATAGGCTGGGGTCATCAGCAAAAGAACGGATTATTGATCGTCATTTCTGGTACGATATGTTGTATCCTGCTGATAAGCCTTCGTGTGTTTTACCGCTGGTTCAAGCACGACTTATCCAAATCCGAAACTGCTAACTCATCTTGCTCCGTCATTGTTTTTTGGATTTTTGCCGGTATCTTTTTAGGTATTCCTGCCGCCCTTGTGATGTTGGATATACTAGTCCGTTCTTGGTGATCCTCACGTTATTTGTACCTCTGCCGCCCCCTCCGGGGCGGCCTTTTTATTCCTTCGGCAGGCTCCCCGCCTCCTGCTTGTCCATCAGGTTGCGGAAGTCCAGCGTCACCTTGGTGCGGTAGATCCCGTTTTTCCAGCTGTGCTGGTCGCTCTGGACCCAGAACAGGCCGTCCGTACCGGTCACCGGCTCGTGGACCGACACGGTGTTCCCCGTCATCAGCTTGACATTGCCCAGGCAGTCGGCGGTGATGGTGGTGGAGACGCCGTTCTCCTCCAGCAGCTCCCGGGCCGCCTTTTCCGGGGACTCGTGGGAGCTGGCCTTGATGGCCTTTTCCATCAGGCCGTACAGGGCGTCGTAGTTCTCCTCGCTCCCGTAGGTGGCCACCCGCTGGTACTCATCCGAGTAGACCGCCACGCTGTTCACCATGTCCTGGATGCTGTCCCGGCTCTGACAGGACAGCAGGTTGGACCCTGGGACCAGCCGCAGGCTTTCCGTCCCAAGCGCCTTCTCCGCCACCTCCAGGCTGTTTCCCCGGAAGCGCACCTGATAGTTCTTTCCGTTCTGTTCTCCGGCCATGGTGTACATGGTCTGGATCACCTGGTACAGGCTGCTCCCCAAAAAGTTTCGGGACAGCTTCACTCCCGTGGCCGCCAGAGCGCCCGCCGGGATGCCGTATTCGCTGCACAGCTCCCGGGTCACCGCCTCCGGGGTCTGGTTCCGCACCGCCCGGTAGGTGCTGTTTTTCTTCAGGTAGTGCCCGTTGTCCAGGGCCGTCAGCTCCAGGGTCTGGCCCAGGCTGTCCCGCTGGCGGTCCATGATCCGCCCCGAGAACCGGTTTTCTCCGCCCAGCGTCAGCTGTACCGCGCCCCCCAGCTCCGCCAGGGTCTGGGGCAGCACCGACAGGGACAGCTGCCGGGCGCAGTCCCGCCAGCTGCCGCTCCAGCGCAGGCTCTGGACCAGCTGCCCGGCGTCCATGGTCTTTTTCCCGTCCACACTCCAGGTGCGCAGGGCGAACCCTTCGTTATATGCCATTCTTTTTCCTTTCTCCTTGGCTCCCCCTCCGAGGGAGCTGTCAGACCCTTCGTCTCTCCTTGGCTCCCCCTCTGGGGCCGATTCCCCCTGTCAGGGAGCCGATGGGTCCGAAGGTGCGCATCCCTCTTGGCCGCTCCTCACAGCAAACTCTTGTCCGGCAGCTTCACCTTCTGCCCCGGAAAGATCAGGTTGGCGTTCTTGATGCCGTTGTAGGCCGCCAGCTTATAGGCCAGATTTCCCTGCCCGTAGTGCTTCCGGCAGATGCCCCACAGGGTGTCCCCCTTGACCACGGTATAGGTGCTCTCCGCCTTCTGGGCAGTGGGGGCGGGCCGTCCCGCGTTGCCTGTGCTGGTCTGCTCCACCGTCTCCGCCGCCAGCTCCCGGTACTGCCGCATGGTCAGCGTCACATACACGTCCCCCGTACCGTCCCGCTGGCCGTACCGTACCGGCGCCAGCAGGATGGGCAGGTTTACCGGCGTCTCGGTGACGATCAGCCGCAGCACATCCCCAGACTGGGACCAGCTCACCAGCCGATCCACCGCGGTAAATGGGTCGCCGGAGTACCCCGCCCCGGTGTAGGACCTGGCCTGAGCGGGCATCAGAAACTCCTGCTGCTCGTTGAACAGGGCCTGGAGCCCCGGCAGGTTCACCTGCCCCGTGGAGGCCATGTCCACCTGCTCCACCAGTCGCCCCAGCTCCACCTGAAAGTCCGGGGGCGTTACCGGCATTATCTGCTCCTCCCCGGTCCTGGTATTTCGGAATATGATCTGCATATCTTCTCTCCTTCGTCACTTGACTCCCCCTCCGGGAGACCGGCCCTTTGGCTCCCCCTCTGGGGCCGATTCCCCCTGTCAGGGGGCCGATGTCCCCCGTCGGGGGAAAATGGCCGCAGGCCAAAAGGGGGAGGGATAATGTCGCGCAGCGACAAAAGGGGTAGGGTCGCTGTCTGCGAAGCTGACTGAGGGGGCTCACCCAGCCCCTTGGCTCCCCCTTTGGGGGAGCTGTCCGCGAAGCGGACTGAGGGGGCCGATGGGGCCGATGGGACTGAGGGGCCTCACCCCGCCCGCATCCCGGCCAGCTCGATCTTGTCTGCCAGCCGCTGGGCGAGCTCGTCCAGGTCGCTGTCCTGCCGCACCGTGATAGGCCCGGAGAAGTTCACCTGGAGCCCGCCGCTCCCCCGCTCCCGGGCCTCCGCGGCGGTCAGCACCCGCTCGTCCCGGTGGAGGAGGGCCGGGTATCCGTTGAAGGGCACCCGCTTCAATCCGTAAGCGTGGCGATTCCAGTCCTGCGGGTCGCCATCCCCCATCTGCTCTGCTGAAACGGTGCTCCCACGAAAATTAATGCCCATGCCTCTGGTAAAAGCATTGCTCATCTTGTATGCGTTGGTGGCCGCCGCCAGCCCGATGGTGTTTTCCCGGATGGCGTCGATCTGCTCCAGCTGCTTATCCTGGACCTTCTGATACTCGTCGCTGGACTCATAGGCCGCTGTGGCCACCGCCTTGGCGTCCTCCTGGAGGTTGACCATCTCCTGGGCCGCCGCCAGGTCGCCCTCTCCGTAGAGCCGGACCCCCTCTTCGTAGACGGCGGAGGCGTCAATAAACTGCTGGCGCATCTCGTCCAGCTTGGCCTTGTCCGCGTCGGAAAACAGGCTGGTCTCCTCCCCCAGCAGCACCGCCGATAGGGCCTCCCGTTCATATTGGCCCTCCAGGTTCTCCAGCCGGGCCTTGGTCTCGCCCGCCAGGGAATTTACGTTCTCCATCACCTGGCCCAGCATACCGCCGTAGGCGTCGATGTCCGCCTCCTTGCCCTCGTTGCGCAGCTCGTTGTACCGGGAGCCGCCGGCGGCGTCGATGTTCTCCATCAGACCCTGGAGGGTGGAGTCCAGACCCTCGGTGGATTTGGACTGGATCTCCATCATTCCGCCGTACAGCTTTTCAAACTGGCTCAGGATCAGATCGGTGACGTAGGAGCCGGACAACTCCCCCTTGGATATCTTGTCGTACACCGCCTTCTGGCTGATTCCCAGGTCGTCCGACAGCCACTGGAACACGCCAAGCCCCCGCTCGTTCAGGGGATTCAGGTACTCCAGGCTGGCCTTGTCGCTGGACTTCATCCGCCCGATGTAGGTGGCCACCGTCCCGATGTCCGCCGTGGACAGCCCCATGGCCGCCCCTGCGTCGCCCACCTTGGTCAGCGTGGGGATGATGTCCTCCACCGCGTAGCCGAAGGACAGCAGGGTCTTGGAGATGCCAACCAGGTCGTCGTACAGGAAGGGCGTGGTGTTGGCCGTTTTCAGCACGTCGCCCAGAAAGGCGTCCGCCTGTGCGCTCCCGCCCAGCAGGGTGGAAAAGGACAGCTTGTTGGTCTCCCGCCCGGCCGCCAGCGCCTTGCCGCTGGCCAGCCCTTCCTCCGTGACCTGGTTCACCGTTTCGTAGAGGGATTTGTAGTAGTCCTTGAAGGCGTCGTCCCTCTGCTCATAGATTTGCGTACCTCCGCTGATGAGGCCGGACGCTCCGCCAAGAACAGCGCCGACCGCGGTCCCAAGCCCCGGAAAAATCGTGGACCCGGCCAAAGCGCCTGCGGCAGCACCAGATGCCACTCCGGAAAGTGTACTGCTGATCAGCGTGGCCATGGGCTGCCCCACAGCGCTGCTGATCAGGGTCCCGGCAGCGGAGGCAATGTTGTTGCCAAGCTCCTTGATCAGCCCGGACTGGGCCAGCCCTGCCCCAAGTCCAGAGCCGAACAGGGTGTTCTGGCCGCCTCCGGAGCCACTATCCAGTTTACGTATCGTTTCCTGAGTGGCACTGATTTCCTTCATGGTGTTTCTGGCTGCGGCGGTGTATGTCTTGGCGGAGTCGGTCAGTGCGTCATACTCCTCCTTCAGTTTTTGAAAGCGGACCCGATCCGCCTCGTCCCCAGTCTTTTTAAAGGACTTGGCCGCCTCGCCCATCGCCTTTTTGACATTCATCGCCTCAGCCGATGTCTGGGCCGATTTTTTGTTGAGGTCGGCGTACCGCTGCCCTAGCTGGTCGGTTTTGCGCTTCAGCTCCTCAAATTCTTTGGAGACGCCCTTGGACGTGCCGGAAATAGATTTCATCGTGGAACTGATATCCTCGTTCATTTTCATGACGATGGAAATGGATTCTGCCATAAGCGTCACCTCATTGACAAACCGACTGAAAATCGGTATACTAAAATTGTAAATATCTACGGATAGGCGGTGAAACCATGACCAGATTTGAACGTCAGGATGCGATTTACGCGGAAATACAGCAGATCGAGTCCGACCTGGAGCAGTGCCAGACCGACAGCCCGGACTATCTCCCACTTCTGAAGAAGCTGAACGCCGCCCTCAAGGAATACAATTCCGTCCCATCGGATGACGTGCGCAGAAAGGAAATCAATTCCAGGTTAGACCAGTTACAGGCGTCTGCACCCACCCAGGAATCCATGGATGAGTTCTTTTCGCTGTGCAAAGAACTGCATTCTCTCCCGCCGTCCACCTCCCCATGGAACGCCTTCCGCCGCACCTCGCATCAGCTTCGGGTTCCCTTATGGCTTCTGACTCTAGCCTCTGCCCTGGCCGCTTTTCTTCCGTATGGAGAAGCATGGCTTTCCGTAACGATGCTCCTTTGCTTTTTTGCTTCTCTCGCCTGGTCCGTCTGGGCCTCCACCTATACGCCCTGATCTTCTCAGCCGCCCTCGGTGAGGGCGGCTTTTTTATTGCCTGAGCCGCTCGGCTCGGGCCTCCGCCTCATAGGCGGAGAACTCCCGGATCAGCTCCTGCCACCCGTCCCCGCCCGTCTGGAGGCTCCGCAGGTCCCGGAGCCCCCAGTGGTGGGTGTGGAACAGGTAAAACAGCAGATTCAGCTCCGGCTCGTCCCCCGCCTTTAGCCGTTTTTTACGTCAGCGATGGTTTTCCGCAGGTAGCCGCACAGCTTCTGGATCTCCAGATACAGCTCGTCGATCTCCCCCGACAGCAGCCGGGCCTTGATGGCGTCCACGGGGGTGGCGATGCCCCGCTCCTTGTCCAGCAGACGGGGGTCCTTCCAGCTGGGGGCGGCGCAGCCATACAGCACGCCGTACACCGCCTGCTCCTCCCGGGGCTTGTCCTGGAGCCTGCGCACCTGGTCGTAGGTCAGCCCCCGCAGGGTGAACACCACTGGCTCCCCAGCCAGCTCGCTCAAACGGCGCACCTCCACCCGCTTCTCGGGCAGAGCCTTGCGCACGTCGGGCAGCTCGGGCCGCAGCAGCACGTCCAGCACATTCAGCTTTTTCTCGTCCATTGTTGTCTCGTCCTTTCTGTTTGCCCCAATTCGATTCTATGTTCCCGATTGGCGCCTTCTAAGGCTCCCCCTGCGGGGGAGCTGTCGCCGCCAAAGGCGGTGACTGAGGGGGCGTTCCTAAGGTCAGCCGCCCTCAGGGGCGGCTTTTTCTCTGTCGCGCTCCGGCGCGCTTCTTACTCCACCTTGTCCAAAAACTCCATGCCGGTGAAAGCGAAGGGGATGGTGATACTGCCCGCCTTGGCGGCGGCCCAGTCCATCACGGTCTGCTCGTCGTAGCTCACGCCGTAGCAGGCCACCCGCTCCGCGCCGTAGGCGTCGGGGTCGGCCAGCTTGCCCACCAGGGTCTTGCGCAGGTCCCGGCCGGCCACGGCGGCCTCGATGTCGTCAGCCCCTCTTGTATATACCTTGTGCAGGGTCATGCTGCCGGTGAACTTCACGCCGGTCAGCTTCCGGTCCTCGGCCATCTGGCCGCACAGGTTCAGGGTCTCAAAATTCTTGGTCATCTTCACCTGGAAGGCGGAGACCTCCGCGATCTCCGCGCCGTCCTCCCAGATCTGGCCAAAGGTACCGTTCATGACCCGTGCCGCGCTCTCCATTGCCATAATGCACTCCTCCTCTTACAGATAGATGTTGACGGAAATATCCTCCATGGCGTCGATGGGCGTCACGGAGACGTTCAGGAATACGTGTGTGCCGGTGTTGGCCTCCTTGATCTCCTGCTCGCTCATCTCCACGGTGGACACGCCCTGCTCCTGGAGCCAGGCGTCCTGGGCGTCCACGTCGATGCCGCAGGCAAAGTCCTTTTCGATCAGGCCGTCCTTGGCCAGGGCCTGGAGATAGACCGAGATGGCCGTCACCAGCTGGAGCTTATTGTCGTAGCTGTTGGACAGCTTGCCGATGTAGTTGTCCTGGATGGTCAGGCGGATATCCTGCTGAAGCATGTCCAGCAGCTCCACGAGCTTGATCTTCTTCCACACGTCGCTCCGGCCCGTCACGGTGGTCAGGGAGTTCACCCCCCGGCCGCACTTCACCTTCTCGCCGTCGTGGTACAAGATCAGCTTGCCGGCCCCCACCGCCGCGTCCATCTCGGCGGCGGTCATCCGGTCGATGTCCTCCACCTCGGGCAGGGCCGCATAGGTGATGGACTGGTTCATGGGGGTGCCGGCGATCAGACCAGCCATCCGGCCGCAGTAGGCGGCGGTGTCATACTCCTGGCCGTCGGCCAGAATGCCCTCGGCGGCGAAGTCCACGATACCCTCGCTGTCCGCCGCCAGATTGGGCAGCACCGCCTTGTAAATGGCGTGGTTGTCGCCGCGCTGCTTCACCAGCCAGGTCTTGATGACCCCCGCCTCGGCGGCGGTCAGGTCGTCGGGACCGGCCATATAGTCAAATTTCTGGGTGGACAGCCAGGTCAGGACAGCGCTGTCTGCCGCGATGACCGCCTCCGCGTCCATCACATACAGCAGCACCCTCTTGGGGGGATTCACGCCGCCCAGGAACACCCGCCGGACGCTCGCCTGGTTGGCGGTGCCAAGAGTCGCGGGGATCTGGGCGGTGGATGTCAGCGTGTATTGCATATCCTTGGTGGCCGCCGCGGCGTCCCGGATCAGCAGGGCCACGGTGCCCTTCTGGCTTCGTGCCACCGCCGTATTGGCCCGTTGCTTGAATGCCACCGTCAGGGTGGGCATGGTCAGATTGCTCATATCGTTTTCTCCTTTGCATTCAGTTTTGTATTCAGGTCCTCCATCAGAGGCAGGATCTCATCAGACCGGAACTCAGACCGGTCCATGGCCAGGGAGACGGTCAGCTTCACCTCCGCGTAGTCGTACAGCCCCTCGGTGTTGGCCGTGCAGGCGGTCACCTTGGGCGCCCGGTCCCCCGCTTTGACGTATCCGTCCGCGAAGGCGCCCAGGATGGTCATGCACCGCAGATCCAGGGTGGGCAGATGGGAGTCGTGGACCTCATCCACCACGCAGTAGGTGGTGATCTTGTACTGATACTGGAACGTCACTGCTCCCGCGCCCTGAGACAGCGGATTCAGGTCCAGCTTCACCAGCTCTACCATGTTGCTGGGCCGCTCAAACTCCCGGGGCGTCAAATTCTCATAGACCGGCTCCCCCGGAAAGGCCGACTCCAATTTTCCCTTGATTGCCCCCAGCATCAGGGCGGGTGTAATAATCATAGCTTCAACTCCACCTCCAGCCGTTTTAAAAATTCCGCCGCCGCCTGAACGGCGGCTTTTTCCGCGCCCTGGGCGGCCTCCTTGTAAAAGCCAAAGCCGGGCACCCGGACCATCCTGGCCCGGGGCGTATACCGCTTTGCCTGCCCGGAGGGGCCCCGGACCCTGTGACCGGAGGCCAGGTAGTTGGTCAGCGCCCCGGCGTTCACCGCGCTCCGGTTTCCACCCCCGGACATCACTTCCACAGAATCAGACCGGACCGCCACATAGCCCAGCTTCGAGCCGATGTGCCGGTTCTGCCACAGCTGTACCCGGCCCCGCCGGTCGTTCAGCCCGGACCGGGCGATGGCCCGCCGAACCTCCTCCCGGACCTCTGTGCCCGCCTTCTCCAGCATGGCCTCCTTCAGCCCCGGGATCTGCTTTACGCCCTCGTCCCAGCGCTTCCAGAACTCCGTCCAGCTGGAGGCATCCATGGGAAACTCCTGCATCGGTGCTCATCCTCCCTGTTTTACGTTAGGTGCCCTGTCTGTTTTTTGACAGCAACCTCTTATATTCCTGAAACAGGCCGCAAAGTTTCACTTAGCAGTCCTCCTTCCGCCGGATCTCATACTCGTTTTTATACTCGTCCAGCTCGTGGGGGACCAGCACCCGGTAGTACCGCCCCCCGCAGATCACCCAGGACCCCGGGTCCAGCGCAATGACCTTGGGCGTCACCAGTACGAAATCAGTGGTCACTACCGCCAGCGGGTCCATCTGCTCGTGGCCCACGTACTTCTCCGTCAGCACGCCGGGGAAGGTGCAGCCCGCCGGATTCCTGTCCGCGTCCTTCCGGCACTCCACCGGGGCCACCAGAGCAGCGGACACGTCCAGGTGCCCCCGCCCCCGGGGTACGATAGAGGTGAGGAAATAGTGCTGTCCCCGCCACCGCAGGGCCTGGTGCAGGTCCAGCCGCCGGCGGCGCAGCACCAGCTCGGCGTCCCTGGCCCCGATGCCCACGTTGGAAAACAGGTTTTTCTTGGCCTGGATGGTCACTTGGGCCCAGGTTTTGCCCACCGTGACCCACTCCCAGGCCCCGTCTCCCCGCTGTCTCAGCTCCAAAACCTCCAGCAGCTTGTCCAGCCTGCCGGCGTCGATTCCTCGTTCCATCTGTCTCTACTCCTCTCCGGAGCCTGTGCCCAAGTTGGACACAGGCCCGGTGTACTCCATCCGGAGCTGGAGAAGCAGGCTGGCGGTCAGCAGGCGTCGGCTGTTATCCTCCGCTGCGCTGGTCCCCCGGTTGTCGTCGGCGTCGGTCAGGATCATACCGGCCAGCTGCTTCACCCGGGAGCCGGTCTTGTCACAGTCCTTGCCGATAGCCCCCTCGATGTAGTCCTCCGCAAAGGCGATCAGGTTCTCTATCTCCCAGTCGGACGACTCGAAGTCTTTGGCGTAGCCCCGGGCCTCCTCAATGTTCAGCATCCCCATCCGCTCACCCCCAGAATGGCGTCGATCATGTCGGCCTTCAGCGTCCGGTCACTGAGCCCTTCCACCCCCAGCTTCTGGGCCACGACCAGCAGTTCCGCCTTGGTCATGGCCTCCAGCTGGCTGCGGGTGTAGGGGGCCTGGTCACTCAGCGACCGGCTCATTCCCCCGCCGTGGTGCCGCCCTCACTCAGACTGGCTGCGGCCACGGCAGGAGCCAGCAGGCCGTAGCAATAGGCTTCCTTGTCCGCGGCGATCACGTCGTAGCCCTCAATGACCCGCAGCAGGGTCTGGTTCTTCTTGAAGCCGGCGTGGGCGGAGGAGGCGAAGAAGGTGTACTGGAAGCCGATAAACCACACGCCAGCCTTGGTGTCGCCGTAGAACACGGGGGCCTTGCCGTCCACGTTGGGCAGCTGGGCATCGGAGTACACCTTGACGGGCAGGCCCTTGAACAGCTTGCCGGTGGGCTTGGCGGGGTCGGGCTGGAGCAGCTTGCGGCCGTTGGCGTCCTTCTCCTTGTCCATCAGATTGAAGCCCGTCTGGTTGGTGGCGATGACGCCGCCGATGAGGCAGTCAGGATCCAGATCCAGGTTCAGGGACTCCTGGAGATCGTCCATGCCGGTGAGGGCCTTGGCCTCCTTGCCGTTTTTCAGCTCCGCGAAGATGTCGGCATTCTCGCTGATAACGGCTTTCTTGACAAACCAGCGGTTCAGATACGCAGTCAGGCCGGCGGCCTCCACGGCGGTCAGGATATTGGAGATGGGGATGATGGCGCCCTTAAAGCTGATAGCGAACTTCACGTTCTTGAACTTGGGCTCATCACTGGCGGGGATGTCGTTGCCGTCATCGAAGGCCACCAGGCCCACAGGGGCGCCGTTCTCCCAGGTGAAGGAGCCGGACAGCACGGTGGTGGGCATCTCAGTCACCAGCTCCTTTGCGGAGACAAAGCGGCGGCGCAGCTCGTTGATCTTGTTGTCCACGTCCTCGGGGATCAGATAGCTCTCGCCGTTGGCGGCGTTGGTGCCGGTGAGCAGGGCCTTGGCCACCTCGGGCTCGGGGGTAATGGCCTCCAGCTCATCCTCGGTGAAGGGCTGGCCCCGCAGGCACTTGGCGATCAGGGCAAAGCCGGAGACGCTCTTCTCCTTGCCCTCACCGTCGTCCTCTTCCTCGCCGCCGTGGGCGGGCTGGGGCTTGGCGGGCACCTGACGCTTCTGGGCGTTGTAGATGCGCTCCTCGGTGTCATAGTCTCGCTGGAGTTTGTCCGCCTCATCCATGCAGGCGGCGGCCTTCTCGGTCTCGCCGGCCTCCATCAGGGCCTGTGCGCTGGCTACCTTGCCGTCGATCTGGGCCAGCAGTTCCTTCATCTTCTTGTTCATGCTCGTTCCTCCGTTTCAAATTTAAGTTGTTTGTTTCTCGCCCGGGCCTGGATCAGCCGCAGACGCAGGGACAGCGTGTCAGTTTCGTCGGCTTGGTCTCCGCCGGCGTAGGACTTGGTCACGCCCGCTCCGGGCTGGGCGGGGACTGCCACAAAGGACCACTCGTAGGCGTCGGTGGCGTGGAGCAGCTCCCCGAAGCACCGCTTGCCCTCGTAGATCTGACCCTTGCGGTGACCGCAAACCCGCAGTTCCTTACCGCAGATGGAGCAGGCGCACTGCGCCACGGCGCAGCCCACGCTGACCTCCTTCTTGATGCCGCCTTCGATCTCGGCGATCAGATCCCGGTTGCTCTCGGTGCGTAGCATATAGGCGTAGCCCCGCAGGTAGCAGTACCCGTCCCCCGCCGCCGTTTTCTGGCCGGGCTCCTCCGCCACCTCCGCCCGGTAGATCCGGGCCGACTGGCCCTTGGCCGTCCAGCTGTGGTCAAAGATGCCCGACTTGCCCACGAACAGCCGGGCCAGCTCCTCCAGGGTTTTCCGGGGGAACCGCTCCTGGTCCCGGTCCACCTGGTTGTCGCACAGCCGCACGGCGAAGGTGAACACCTGGTCCGCCGTCAGCTCCTCCATGGTAAACCGGTTGATTTGGGCCATGTCCTCAGCCCCGGCGGGTTCCTTCATCACCAGGGCGGCTTTTTCAACTCTGCTCATTTCTTCCTGCTCTCCCCTCGTACTGTTTCCCCGCCAATTCCAGCGGGATCAGGTTGCCGTTTGCATACAGCCGGTCGCCGCCGGGCTTCCGGCTCAGGTCCAGGAAGCCTCTCGCCTCGTCGGGGGTGTAGATCTCATTGGATACCGCCGTGGCCAGGGTCTCGATCTGGGTCTTGGTGTCCGCCCGCAGGGCCACCGCCGTGTTGAACTTCGGATAGATCAGGGCCTTTGTCCTCTGCTCGTCGCTCAGAGATTTATAGCCGATCTCCTCCTCGTAGTCCTTCAGGATATACAGCTGGGTGTCCACCAGAAATGCCAGCTGCTGGGCCTCGGAGGATGCGTAGGAGGATTTCTCAAAATCGTTGATCTGGTCCGGCTTGATACCGAATGCCGCCGCCACCTGGAGGGCGGTGTACTTCCGCAGCTCCAAAAACTGGCCGTCCGTCAGCTTGATGTTCAGGGGTTCCAGCTTGTGGCCCATGGGGATGGGGATGATCCGGTTGCCCATCTTGCCGGCGGCATAGTTCTCGATGCTCTGAAGGAAGGTCTGCTCCAGCTTCCCGTTCAGGTCCCCGGTGTACTGGACCACGGCCTTGGCCGTAAACCCGTTGTCGTACAGACCGTTGAGCATCTGCTGGGACTTCTGGGCTCCCTCCAGGGTCAGCCGCAGGATGTCCTGGACAGCCAGACCCGTGACGCCGTCCAGGGACAGCCAGGTCCGAAAGTGCATAATCTCATCGTCACAGAAGGGATACTGCTTCCCGTCCGGGGCGGTCCAGATGTACCAGATGTGCTCCTGGTCGGCCAGGATGCGCTTGTTGTCCCACCAGATCCGCACCTGATTGCTGGGCAGTTGCCACATGCGGAAGGTCTGCCCCGCCGGCTGGAGCCAGACATATGCGTTGCCGAAGTGGTTCCGGTGGGTCTCCACCGTGGCCCAAAAGCGGGTGGAGGTGGAAAAGGGGTTGGGCCTGTACCGCAGGGTGTGGTACAGGGGCAGGTCCCGCCGCTCCAGCACGCCCCCCTCCTCCGTGTGCTGCATCAGCTTCAGGGGCAGGCGGCCGATGCCCTCGGACAGCATCCGCAGGCAGGCGAAGTAAGTGGCCTCTCCCAGCTTGTCCCTGGGCACGCCCCCCAGGTCCAGCAGGTCGATGAGTCTGGACAGGGTGACGTTGTCCTCTTCGGCGCCCAGGTTGGGCACAGGGGCCGTCCCGCTCCCCAGGCTGGCGGCGGCTAGGGTCTTTTTGACCCTGCTCAGGTCGATCATCATGCCCCGTCACCTCCCGATGCGTGGATCAGGATGGCCAAGGCCACGGACACCCCGCCCAGGGCCAGAAAGCCCACCGCCGTCCCCACGAAAAATCCCGCCGTGGTCAGGCTGGCCGCCCCCGTCAGCAGGAGGAGCTCCACCACCCGCTCCCTCCAGAGCTCCTTTGCCTTGCCGCCCTCCGCGGCGGGCTTTTTCTTATGTTCCATTGGGGGCCTCCTTTCCGGGCTGCTTGTTCCAGCCCATTTTTTCAAGATATTGTTCCATGGCCTTCTCCAGATCCACCTGCGGTGTGCCGCACAGCTTCATCCGGGCTGCCCTGGCGTCGATGGCGGCGTCCACCGGGTCGATGCGCTTTCCTCTGCCGTGGGGGGCCTTGTCCACCTTCTTCTCCTTGAAGGAGTTTTCCACCGTCCGGGCGTTCCGGAAGGACCAGTCCACCAACTCGTCCCGGCGGCTGAAATGGTACTTCCCCGACTTGGCCAGCAGCTGCACATCCACCGTGGCATCATTCAAAAACCGGGCCGACTGCTTGATCTCCAGCAGGGGCACGCCGAACTCCTCCAGGTCGGCCAGGAAGGTGTCTGCATTGTGTGGGTCGTACCCGATGCCCAGCATCTTGATGTCGTACTGGGCCAGGGTCTCCCGCAGGACGTTCAGGATAAACCGGTAGTCGTTCTTGAAGTCTCCCTCTCCTCCGGTCACGGTCAGCAGCTCCATCTGCTCCCACAGGTCGTAGGGGGCCAGATCGGTCTTGAGGTGCTCCAGCAGGCGGCCCCTGGGCATAAAGCTGTGAGACCAGAGAAAATAGTCCTCCGGGCCAATCTCCAGCTCCAGGGTCAGAGTGGTCAGGTCGCCGCCGCTGGACAGGTCCAGCCCGGCGTAGGCCTTACACCCCCGGAAGTCGGCGATGGTCCGCTCGTCCCGGCATTTCTCCATCATGCTGGCGTCCATCAGCACCTCATCGCTGTTTTCCACCCACATGTTCTGGCATTTGACCATGTAGTCCGTCAGCTCTCTGCCACCCATCTCCTGGGCGGTCTTTGCATCGGTCAGCATGGTCTCCATGCCGTGATCCGTCTGGCACAGCACCGGGTTGGACTTGAGGAAGCAGGCCGGGTCAAAGATGTTGTCCCCCTTGCCCAGGGTGTAGATGTCGCAGAAGAAGTCCTCCGCCGTCACACCTCCCGACAATATGCCCCGGCACAGGCTGTCCATCTCGTAGCAGAAAGAGGACAGGTCGGAGCCCCGGGTGGTGATCATGGACAGCAGGGCCTCCTTCAGGGCCCGCTGGCCCCGGTAGATGGCCCGGTAGATTGAGCCGTCCCGGTGCTGATGGACCTCGTCCACACTGGCGTAGATGGACCGGAAGCCCTCCTCCAGCCCCGCCTCCTGGGACAGAGCCTCAATGGTACAGGAGGTATTGATGGCGGTGATGAGGGATTTGTAGTCCTGGATCTGAAACAGCTCCAGCAGATCCGGGTCGCCCATGATGAACTTGGCCATCTCCTCCCAGGCCAGCCGGGCCTGGCGCTTCTTGGTGGCCACGGTAAACAGCTTGCCGTAGCGGTAGCGCTCAAAGCCGGAGATGTAGGTGCCGGTGATGCCGTTCTCAAAGGTCTTGCCGTTCTGCCGGGCCACGCTCTTGTACTTCCGGCGGAACCGGCGGTAGCCCTCCCGGTTGACCCAGCCCATGGGGACGCCCAGGTCGAACTGCTGGCAGCCGTACAGACGCACCGGCTTGGGTTCCGTGCACTCGATGATGGTCAGGGTCTCGGCAAATTCCAGGATGTCCTCGCTCTTCTCCGGTGCCCACAGGTATGGGAAATCCTTTGTGCCCTGCCGATTCAGGTCGTTCAGGTGCCGCTGGCAGGCCTGGATGTGCTCTGGCCCCGCCACCACATCACCGATGACCACCCGCTCTGCATAGGCCGTTGCCCGGTCCATCATACCGACTTCTCGAACCTGCTGAATTTATTGGCCTTGGGGGCCTCCGGAGCCTGGGGAATCACCAGGCGGCACCGGCTGGTGACGGACAGGCCCATGGCCCTGGCACATTGGTCGCATTGGGTAAAGTAGCGGTTCTGAAGGACGGTCAGCTCCCCCTCCAGTTCCAGGGCCAGCTCCTCGTCGGTCACGCCGGCCAGCTCCGCCCCCTTGCCCTCCAGTTCCGCCGTCTCCCGCAGCCGCTTGGCCTTTTTCTTGGGCAGGGTCCGCAGCAGCTT